ATGTATTCTCCAGAACTGGGAGGAATAGACACAATTCCATACGTGCCGGTTCCGTTTACATAATCAATCGCAGCCTGGATAGCCGCAGTATCATCCGTAACACCATCGCCGACAGCACCAAAGTCCTTGACCGATACTGATTCATTGAGTTTTGTTTCTACAGTCCTTTCAACCGCGCCAGCTCCGGCTTGAGTAAAAGAAACATTAGCTGCGGATGTTGCGCCAGAGGCCAGAGTAATTACCTCTGGATCGCCAGTGGTTGCATTAAATCTTAGAATCTTGCCTAGACGACTAGCCTTAGCCGGAATCGTCATATCAATGGTTAAGGGATCAGTAACCGGAGCCTTCATGCTGCGATTGACTTCTTCATTGACTTGTTGGGTAGCAATCCATAGGCGGTCAAAGTCGTTGTTAACGTCAGCCGCTAAGAAGTCCCCAGCATTGGTGTAATCAGTGAGGCGCTCATAGGCCATATTACGGTAGAGCGTAAGGATATCCCCAGCAGTGGCGCCGACAACTAGAGTGACGTTACCACCGGAATTTACGCCGACACCGGATACGGTATAATCTGCGGTCTTGGTTAGGGTTACGCCATTCTTGAGGACGACGATATCGTCATCAGTGACGATCTCAAACGTGTAAGCAAAGACCGTCTGCCCTGCGGTAGCCGTGTATTGATTTCTACTGGCGCTGCTTGATACTGTCATCTTATCGTCCTGTTAATTTTTCTATTCTTTCGCGTTCCAAAGACACCATTTCTGATCTGATCGTTGGATCTTCTTTAATCATCTGCGCCTTTGCCGCATCCTTGTATGCTGTGAACACTGTTTGAATATATAGAGCCTTGCCTCCTTCTGGGCCATCTGTGGCTTTTTTGTACGCTGGTCTTGCAAACAATTCTTTAAGAGCTACCTTTAAGGGTTTGTTTTTCATAGCTTTATTGTTTTGACCAGAATACAGCAGAACATACTTGTCATATTGCTGGGCGTCTAATTCTACCCCATTTATGACTCTTCTGGGCATAGAAATTGACACTTGCTGGGCCACAATTTCATTGGCAATGGGATCATCTACTTCTTTATTAGTGTAAATTGGAGACATAATATCCGGTCCCAAACCACCTTGAAGGACAATAGGCTCTCCAAAAATGTTTCTTCGCGGAGGCAATCCTTTTGAATATCCTGGGATTCTTGATTTTATTCTGTCCATTACAGAGTAAGTTGCGCTAACGGATGGGTCCATAACCCGCTCAATAGCCGCCACTCCAGATGGGACAACAGACGCCGCTTGCCTTTGGAGCCATGAAGTGAGCTTATAATTGTTAGCTTCTGGATCTATGCTTGACGAGAAAATTGCATCAAAAGCGTCAGTTACTCCGCTCAAGTAGGTCTTGCTTGCCAAGTTTTGAGATACAGATAACACCGCTGCCGTAGCTAATTCTTGAGCCTCAGCATCCGTTGTCTGCCCCATGATTTCAGTCATATCGGCAGCTATCCCTAATAAAGCTCCAATTGGGTCAAGGCGATTGTAGGCGTAATAAGTATCCCCTATCTTGATAGAATAAGGTTGCCACCCCGTTGTTCTGAGTATTTTGTTCATATTTGGATCGACAGGCCCAGCTCCAGTGATTGACCCACTCAAAGCTAGGTCGGCAGCAACCGCCATCGTCATTGATCCAGCAGCAATTTTGCCTAAAGCCAAATCTCTTCTAGCACCACCAGCAGCTATCTCGTCCCTAAATGATTGAGAAAGCGGGGCCAGCGGAGTCCTTTCAAAAGCAAAGCTAATAATATTTATAGGCGTTCTGACAAATGGCGCAATAATCCGAGTGTACGGACTACTGCTTCGCAAGCGCTCAACAGACTTGCCAAATTTTCCTAGCTCGTTAGTAAAAGTTTGATAGCGCCCAGCATCAATCGCAGCCAGTTTTATGTTTTCAGGAGGATGATTGACGATCTGCAAAACCCTTTTAGCCGCAGCTTGTCCAGTCAATCCTTCATTAAAAGCTTGTCTGTAGGCTTGGGCATTAAGCTCCATCCTGTAACCAACAGTCTTGAAGAACGCATCGCCCGTAGTTAGTAATCGACCAGGGATTCTTACTATGTCTCCCAATAGATCAGCCATTCTTCCTGGGATTCCTGCAAGATTTAGGCTTTCAGCACTGATTGCCCTGCGCTTTTCAACCTCAACCTTTTCCATAACATCAATAGGTTCGCCAGTTTTTAAGGCTTTCCAAGCTAATCGAAGCCCATCTCTTGATCCATCAACCATACCTTTTAGCATGGCCGTGGTTTCTCCAGGTGGAATATTCCCGCCCATCATTGATGCCAATTTTCTTTCGCCGACAGTCAATGCTGCAACCATCGTGTTAGACAAGATGTTGACCATGTGAGTGGCTGGAGCGGATAAGAGGCCGTTAATCCAGACCTCATAGAGTTTGTCAAACGTAGTAACATTATTGGCATCTGAGACAAACTTGCCTAGCTGTGAAATATCATCAAGCTCGGCCATCATCTGAGCCATCTTCTGATTCACTTCCATGCCACCAGAAGCATCAAGAGCTTCTTTGATAGCACGTTCTTGTGCGCGAGAGCTTTCAGCCACAATCTTGAATGATTGCAATGCTCTACCAGCTTCAGCAGTCATCCCTGATACTTGTTGCTGGATTGCTCGATGTTGAGCCATGGCCCTGCGAAACAACGCTAATTCCATGTCGCCGCCAGTTGCAGCAGCTCTTGACAGCTTCATCAGGTTTTCACCAGAGGCTACTAATATTTTTCTGGCCGCTAAAATTTGTTCAGCATTAAAGGCTTCACCTTTTCTTCTTGCCAACAAATCCTCTACAGTCATGCCGAGATCATTAGCAAGTTTTGGCAATTCAACATTAGTGATAACTTGCCTTCTAGCCTTATTGATTGTCGGTGCATCTGCGGCAGCTACCCGCTCGATTAATTCCTCAACCTCGTCTGTAGTGTTTAGATTAGCTAGATTGATGTTTGCAGCGCGTTCCGGATCTGCCTGCTTTGTCCCTTCCTTAAATTCAGGAACTTTAATGCTTACACTCGTATCTTCAGCAATAGCCTCAAACGGAATAAACTCTTGTTCTTCGCGCTCTGCTTCTACTAATTGTTTTTGTATTTCTGGATCAGCCTGAGCTACATCATCAATGACTTCTTCGGCAGTTTTTCCTTCTGCTTTTGCTATGTTAGTGATATCTTGACGAGCCTTCATTAACTTGACTGATTTAAAAAACATGTCAGTCAAACCACCGAGAGCTAATCCTTCAACGGCATTTTTAAATCGACCCTCCGCATCAGAATCACCAGGAGCAGAAGAAAGATATTCTGTAATAGGGTTCTCAAGAGATGGTACTTGTTGAATAAGGTTGGATAATCTAGCCTCTTGCGGATCAAATACGGCAGAATCAGCAACCGCGCCAGCAAGATAAGGAGCTATCTTTTGGCTGACGCCTGCGGTTTTCATTGTATTGAATACAGGAAGAAACCCAGTGAGGAACTGGGAAACACCGCGAACCAATGATCCGGTTACAGTTCTTGCTTCTGTTTCAATAGTAGGGACTTCAAATTCTCTTGCTTTCTTTTGTAGCTCAAATGAAAGTTCAGCACCACGCAATCCAGCAACAGACGCTCCGATAGCGGCAGTGACCATTGGGTCAACATCAATAAGTTCTGATACTTCCGAAACCGCATCCAAAATTCCAGCAACGGCCTGCCGTGGAGTTTCAATTACCCCTCCAGCAATATCTTTAACAGCAGCTCCAACAGCTTCCGCGCTGCCTTCAGGAACCCCAGTGCCAAATATGCCGAACCCAGGACGATCTAACCTTGTTTTTCTTTCTTCAGCAGATTCTTTTGCTTGCCTTTTCAAAAGAGCTTGTTGATAAGGCGTAAGATTTCCTGACTGTCTTGCCTCTAAAACTTTGCCTGTAGCATCGTCTCTTGCGAACGTTGGATAGGACAATGACGGTACTGGGTCAACATTGATGTCTTTTGAGTCAATAACATTGGCATCAATTCCCTCTGCCCTAGCCTCTTCTTGTTGAAGCATTGCAGCAGCTATAGGAATAGATACTCCGTATTTTTTAGATATTTCAATAATTTGCGGGTTAAATATAACAAAATTTCTAGTCTTATCTGCCTTTCCAAATCTTCCGCGACTTTCGGCATCAAGGTACTTTATGCCTTTGATCCCGATTTCTTCTAATGCTTTAGATGCTTCTTTAGGATTTGTTGCCTGCGGAGCCGCTCTGTAATAGAGATCGCGCCCAGTTGGATTTTCTCTTTGAGGCAAACTTCTTTTTTCTGCTTGTAAAGATTCTACTTTTCTTCTTTTTTCGGCAATTTCTGCGACTCTTGAGGTGTCTCCTCCAAGCCTTTCCATATTTATGTCAATGACTGATCTTTCTAAAAAATCAATCTCTGCATTTATTTCTTGATGCCTTGCCTCCAAAGCTGGATCATATATCCCAGCTTCTTCTAATTTTTGCTGCATACTTTCAGGCTGGCTTGAAATTGGCTCATCCCATGCAATCAAATCTTCTTCATTGGCTCGGATATCTACCTCATACAGAGCGCCACCAGGCTTGTAATTTGGCTTGATCTCAGAATTGAACCAAGCCAAAGTTTCTGGGTTGTTAGAAAGTTTTTCTGCTACTTCATCAGCAGTTGCGCCTTCTAGCTCAAGCATTTCAAGCGCTTGGAGCTTGTCATACTCAGCAGCAGCTTTTTCTGCCGGAAGAGAGGCAGCTACTCGATCAATCTCTTCATAAACTTCTCCTAGCTTTCTGTCTCCTACCATATTAGGAGCGCTAGTAAGTTGATCTCTGTAAGCCTTAGCCACACCAGGAGATTCAGCAAAATAAAGACCGTATCCATAGGCTTGTGCGCCTTCGCCAGATCCGATTTTTGAAAGACTAAACTTTCTAAAGTGGTGAGGAGAGCCGTGATAGGCGGTCAATGTTGAAGATTGTTTTGGCTTATTTAGATCAGCAAGCGCCTCTTCTACGCTTGTGTAGCTGCCAAACGGATTCCCAGCATTATCATAAAGATCAATGCCACCATCATCCCTAGCCATAGGCTTGTAACCAAAATCACGAAAAGGAGCGCGAATCTCCTCAGTAATTTTTATTTTTGGGCCTGCGCCTAAAGCCTCAGAAACCTTTTTGATTAATTCGCCTCGACCTGCCATTTACAATCCCTTAAGTGCCTTTTCTAGCGCTTGATTAAATGCCGTTTCGTTTCTGTACGCTGACTCTAGCTCCTTGAGCTTTTTGTATTCTTCGTTATAAACAGATGCATCCATTAATGGTTGACCATCAGCGTCAAGCTCTTGAGATAGGCTTTCAATTTGTTCTAAAGCGTAACTTACATCTTCGGGCCTCATTATGTTGTATTCATTTTGAAGCATCTGAAATTCGCCAGTCAGTAATTTATTTACTGGCTTTAAATCCCTAGCAGCAATAGCTGGATCTACACCGTCAAGTAACATTGTGTCATAGGCCAGCCTAAGATCAGCAAGCCTTTGCGATTGCTCCAAGTCCAAAGCAGCCATTGGCCCAGAAGGTGCTACGCTATTTTCTAAATA